ATGATTATTTACAATTAAATTATAATGTGACTGCTTTAAATGCTCAAGATTACAGTATAGTGCCTCCTACTTCTTCTGTATTTGGTACAGATGGTGCATTTGTAGGAGGAGCTACAAATGCAACTATGATTGCTTATGTGTTTAGTTCCGTAGCAGGGTATAGCAAGTTTGGGTCATATAGAGGCAACGGATCAACTGATGGTACATTTGTTTACACAGGTTTTAGACCAAGTTTTATACTTTGGAAACCAGCAACTCAAGCCAGTACAGATTGGGTAATATTAGATAATAAAAGAGATACGTTTAATGTTGCAGACGCTTATTTATTAGCAAATGAAAATAATGCTGAAGGTGATCTTGATTTAATGGATTTTCTTTCAAACGGATTTAAATTAAGACAAGTATCTGGAAATAATGAATCAGGTCAAACTATAATTTATTTAGCATTTGCAGAAGCACCATTTAAATACGCTCGTGCAAGATAAACGAGTATATACTAAAATAAAACTATGGCATTTAAATTAGACGGAAATCCATTAGCAGTCGATGTGGCATTTAGTCACAACGATATAAATTACCCTGCTAACTGGTTAAGATTATCAACAGCAGATGAGAAAACAGCACTTGGTATTACTGAGGTTGCTGATTCTCCGACATATGACTCACGTTTTTATTGGGGTAATGGAACTGCAAAAACTCTTACAGATACTAATGAAGTTGATGAAAATGGAGATCCAGTATTAGACTCTAACGGAGATCAGGTTGTTACTTTAGGTGTTAAATCAGTATTAAAAGCACAGGAAAAAGTTACTGCTGGTAATTATTTAGCAAGATATGATTGGTACGTTGTAAGAAAAGCAGAAAAATCTACTGCAATACCATCTGCTATAACAACTTATCGTGATGCTGTAAGAACAGCTTGTGATACAAGAGAAAAAGAAATAGATGCTTGTGCAGATACTGCAGCTTTAGTTACTCTTTATGGTGTTACAACAGATTCAGATGGAAAGTTTGTAAAATTTAATATGACACAATACCCAGAGGACCCTAATTAAAACAGTATGAATTTAAATGAAAGAAAAGAACAATTAATCAAAGAAAATCAACAAGCCATTTCTGAATATGAAAAAGCAATTCAAGCTGCAAATATGTTTAAAGCAAAAGCATTTTCTTGTCAAGAAAGATTAAAAGAAATAGAAATGTTACTAATAGAGAAAGAAGAAAAAGTTAATTAGATTTATCTTGCATCTGCCTTGTCATAACTCCAAGGGTCAGATATAAAGGAGCCAATGCACATAAACCACAAAAAGTTATAATGGTGACAGGCATTAGTGCTTTTAAAAATGCTTCTTTAATCATGTTTCAAAAAATAGCAAATATTCTAAGTATTGTTTCTTTTCTGATGGTAGCATCAATCAGTGGAGGAGCATATTTTGGATATAAATATGTAACTTCAGATCAATTTAAAACAAAAATAATGAATGAAGTTTTAGGTAATGTTCAAGGAATGATGCCTAAAGTTTTAGATAATGCTTTACCTGATATGACAGGTCCTTCTATAAATATTCCTACAAAACCTAAATTTTAAAATTTGGAAATACCAAAAATTGAAATTAATGATATTAATATTCAAAAAATTCGTATTTGGGAAACTTATAAACCTACATTAGATTTAATATATAAACCTATAGTAAATATTCCAGGTTGTGTTCGAGCACATAGAAATAATTTACCAAGTTTAATAGATAATTCAAAAGATGAATATGGAACTTATTCAGAGTGCGGTCATTTTGAAATACCTCATTATGAACCTTTAGAATATAATCCTAATAAATTTACTTATATTCAATCAGAAAAACCACCTGCACAAGAACAGGAATTTGTTCCCTCTTCTAATGAACCGCCTAAATGGGAACCTAAAAATAATGATAAAAATAATAAATTTTTAGTAGATTGTCCAGGTCCTCAAAATCAAAGAATAGGTGACTTTCGTAACGAAAAAAGATTAGAACGTGTTATTGGTCATAAAAGAAGCGAAGATGGAAGTAAATGTATAACGCAATATGAAAACGTCGCGTTTAAAGATCAGTATATTCCAGAAGTTTCTAGCATTATATCTACTGCTGTTATTGGCTTGGTTGCTGCCAGTAGTCCATTACTTCTTAATATCATCAAACCATTAGTAAAAAATTTATTTAAAAAATTAACTAAAAAGAAAAAATAATTTATTTTAATTTATGGTTATGAGGAATAACTTGACCTTTTTTTTCAGTTACTATAACGTCAGCACATAAAGCATGAAATGGACTTTCTGGGTGATATTGGATTCCAGCAATTTTTAATTCCCCACAATTTTTTAATCGGGCAAGTTCATAATTAAGGCGCTCTGCAGATAATTTTTGTTTTTGTATATTAATTTGAGTTTTTGCAGCATCTAAACAAGAATTTTGAAATCTATTATCTAGTGGAATATTAAAAGTTAAAGCAAAGCCAAAATTTAAACCTAAAGAATCTTTATTTCCACTATAGTTTTCTTGATAATAAAGAATATTGCCTGGATTATCTGGAACATTATCGTCATTAGCATCTGTATTGTCATAAACAGGGGTGTGATAAATATAATCCTGCGGTCTTTTCTGATTAAAAGTAGTAGTAACAAAAGGACTTAAACTCATTTGAGGACCAGAACAAATAATATTATTTCCATAAGAATTTTCAACCATAGGACCACCTAAAACCTGCGTGGCAAAATTAGAAACTGAACCACTAGCAGAAGCAGAAGGAGCCGCAGTATTCGAGGTATTAGCAAATACTGGACTCCCAAATAATAATGCTATTACTGGGAAAATATTGTAGTTGTGTCTGTTACGCTTGTACTTTGGATTGTCCGAGTTATATCTGTTACTGATTCGAGACCAGCGGGTTTGTATATTTCTGTAAATTGAAAAGCATTTCCTTGATTTGTTTGGGTCCAGTTTGGTTTCTGTTGAAGATTTAAGTTTGTCCATGTATAAGTTGTCCCGTTTACTGCTTCATTTGTAGTAGTAACTGGTGGCGATATTGAACTTCCATCATGCTGAACACCTGAACCTGTAACTGAATAAAGGTACCCAGAATTATATTCTGTTGTTCGAATAGATTCTGTAATATTTGTGGAAGTTTCTGTTCGACTTGTGGAACTTCCTTGTGTAAAATTTGGAATAACTGGAACAGCAAAACAAGGATTAGATATAAATAAAACAAAGAAAAATAACCACTTCATTCTATTTTTAAATCAACTACAAATTGACCTGTTAATACAATACCTGTTCCAGTTCCAGGTGTTAGTGCCATTGTATGATTATCTAAAGTTACAGCTGCAGTTCCTACACTTCCAGCACTTGTAGAAGTTAGATCAGAAAAGTTAGAAACAGTTCCAACAGTTGGTGCAGAACCAGATGTAGCATCACCTTCTAAATAGCTAGTAGAAAATGAAAATGCTTCTCCCGCAGTTGATTGAACAATAGAGCTAGGAAAACTAATAGCAGGAACTCCATTAGTTGCACTTCCAAATCCTCCAATAGTTGCAGCTGAATTAGAATCTGTAGTCGTTACATTATTTCCGCTTATGCTATAAGACGAGCCAATTTTATCTGCAGAAGTAGCTGCTGAAAGCGATTCAAACTTTACACTGGAAGAAATACTATGCATCATATCAGCATAAACAGGAGCCGAAAATAATAAAAGAAATGGTAGAAATTTTTTCATTTTTTTGTAGTTGTTTCTTTAGTAGCAATTTTAGGTGCATTACTATTTGAATTGTTGTTATTCTTTTTACCAATACTTAATCCTAGACTTGCAGTACTCGCACTAAAAATACTAGCAATAAATGTTGGGTCAAAATCTACAATTTTTTTACCATTTGGAGGTTCCCAATATGAAAGTGTTAATAGAGATGCCGACCAAAGAAGAATAGAAACTTTAACAATAGTTTCTACTCTGCTTTCTTTATCTTCTTCCATAATTAGTTTTATTAGTCATACTATACATAATTACCGATTTAAGCAAATGACAGAAGTACAAGCAGCTTTATTAGGAGCAGCAGTTACTGCTTTTGTTATGGTTTTATCTAATATGAGTAACCGTAGAGAACGAACAATAATAGATATTTATAATAGATTAAACAAGTTATCACAAGCAGTTAGCAGGTTAGAAGGCCAAAATCGTTAATGTTTGGT